ACACTCACCTTTTATGGAACCTTATGATAACATTCGTGTTAGCACCACTAGGATTCCTTATACGAAATCTTTTATCTGAACAGAAGAGAATTGATATCCTTGTAAATAAAACAAGAGAAGAATTAGCAAAAGATTATGTCACTAGAGAACAGATAGAAATAGACTTTGAAAGAATATTATCATCCATTCAGAGAATTGACGAAAAAATAGACCGTCTCCAATCTAAGACTTACTTCCAAGAATAGGTTCTAAATTCGTATAAATAGTAGTAGACACAATTTTACTACAGGATTAATATGGCGGAACCAAATTCAAAAAGTTCATTAAAAGAGTATATCAAGAGGGCTCTAGGTGCGCCTATTCTTGAAATCAACGTAGATGATGACCAATTAGATGATAGAATTGATGAAGCATTACAATACTTTCATGAATATCACTATAATGGTAATATCAAAACATATTTAAAACACCAGTTAACACAAGAAGAAATTACATCATTTGGTACTAACGACACACATACAGGTTCAACAAGTGGAACACAAGCGATTGCAGGACAATCATATGGTGAAAGTAAAAGTTATATTACACTACCCGAACATGTTATAAGTGTTTTAAGAGTATTCCCTTTTCATTCAGGTCAAACTTCAAGTATGTTTGACATACAATATCAATTAAGATTAAATGATTTATGGGATTTAACATCAACAAGTATTCTATATTACTCACAAGTTCAACAACATATCAAATTGTTAAACGATATGTTAGTGGGTCAAGTTCCTATTAGATATAACGCACACCAAAATAGATTATACTTAGATTACACAACTGCAAAGTTAACTGCAGGAGAGTACATTATAGTTGAATGTTATAGGAAGATAGACCCTACAGATTTTACAGATATTTACAATGATATGTGGTTAAAGAAATATGCAACTGCAAAAGTAAAATATCAATGGGGTGAAAACCTCTCTAAGTTCCAAGGTATTGCACTGCCTGGTGGTGTGACACTTGATGCACAACAAATTAAAACAGAAGCACAAGAAGAGATTATAAGATTAGAAGAAGAATCTAGACTGAATTTTGAAATGCCAGTCATGGATTTAATGGGATAGTTATATGCCAACAAACGTATTTTTTAACCATGCAGTTCAGACTGAACAACACCTTTACGAGGATTTAGTTGTTGAGTCTCTTAGAATGTATGGACATGAAACATTTTATCTACCAAGAGAGATTGTAGACGAAGATTCTATTTTAGGAGAAGACATACAATCTAAGTTTGGTGATTCATATAGTGTTGAAATGTATATAGAAAATACAGACGGGTTTGAAGGAGAAGGAGACCTATTCAGTAAGTTTGGTGTACAAGTAAGGGATACTGCAACCTTTATCATATCGTTAAGAAGTTGGGAAAGATTTATTTCCTTAGATTCAAACCTTGCAACAGGACTAAGACCAAACGAAGGTGATTTAATACACTTCCCATTGAGTGGTTCATTGTTTGAAATAAAATTTGTAGAACATGAAAATCCTTTCTATCAAGTTGGTAAATTATTTGTATTTAAACTGCAATGTGAATTGTTTGAATACAGTGGTGAAGACTTTGATACTGGTAATATAAACATAGACTTAGTAGAAGACCAACAAGCATACACTATAGAAATGACAATGAACTTCGGTGGAAGTGGAACTTACTATGCAAACGAAAATATCACACTCAACAGTGTAGTTGTTGGAGAGGTTGTATCGTGGTCACCTACTGATAGAAAACTTACAATTAAAGATAACACTAAGACACTTCAAGTCGGTGATACACTAGTTGGTGCAGATAATGGTGCATCTTATACAATCGGTTCGATTACAGATATACTTACAATGTCTAACGATGGTAATTCACAAAATAAAGAATTTGAAGATAAAGCAGACAACTACTTAGACTTCTCAGAGACAAATCCTTTCGGTGAGGTCACATAATGTTTGGTACATTCTTTTATAATGAAACTACAAAACGTGCTGTTTCTATTTTTGGAACACTATTCAATAATATTACAGTAAAGAAAATCAAAGAAGATGGAACGGTTTTAACTGAACAAAAAGTTCCCATTTCATACGGCCCAAAACAAAAGTTTCTACAGAGACTTGCAGAAGAACCTAATCTAACTGATGGTAATAGAACTGCAATATCATTACCTAGAATTGCATTCCAAATTTCAGGATTTGAATACGATGCAACAAGACAACAAAACAAACTAATTAGACACCAAAAATCTACATTAGATTCAAATGGAACTAATCGTTCTTATCAATATCAACCTGCACCATACAATATTACTTTTCAATTAAGTATACTTGCAAAGAATATGTCTGATGCATTGCAAATTGTAGAACAGATTTTACCATACTTCCAACCTGAATATACAGTCACTATGAAAATGATTGATTCTATGACCGACTATAGAGACGTTCCAATCTTATTAAATAGTGTAAGCATGGAAGACCAATACGAAGGAACCTTTGAAGAAAGAAGAGTAATAGAATATACATTAGAATTTACAATGAAACTCAATTACTTCGGCCCTGTTTACACTGGTAGTGTAATTAAAAACGTAATCGAAAGAGATTATATAAACAGTGCAACAGGATTATTTACAACAAGTCAGATAGACGAATCAGGTCTAGTGAAAGAAGTGAAACACTATGAACCTGCATTTGGTGAAACTGCAAACGCAGTTTCTAGTTCTACTTCAGTGACTTTTGGTACTGCAATAAATAGTAAGATAAGTGTAGGAGACGAGGTGTTTGGAACAAACTTATCAACAAATCCAACTGTTTCCTCTATTGCAAGTGATAGACTTTCAGTGGTTTTAAGTAGTGCAGTGACTATAAGTAAAGACACTGTATTGAAATTTGTAGGTTCTGTAGACCCAGGCGATACATTCGTAGTTGCAGAAACCGTGACTTTTTATGATGACGGCGCACCTTCAACATTTAGTGAAGATAAGGTGACCGATGCAAGTTAATTATGACAAAAGATATAGATTCAAAATTAAATGATGTCTTGGATATCTCCTCTGAAATAAAAGAGAAGACTACCCAAGTAATCAAAAAACCCCCTCAATCTGATAACATACAGACTGATTACAAATATACTAGAGAGAACTTATACGGTCTTGTTGAAAGAGGACAAGATGCGATTGACGGTATCTTAGACGTTTGTAGAGAGACGGAAAACCCTCGAGCATACGAAGTTGCAGGTCAGTTAATAAAGACCGTAGGTGAGACTGCAGAGAAGTTATTAGACGTTCAAACAAAATTAAAGAAATTAGAAGACGAAAATGGAAGTGTAAAAACACAACACAATCATTTATATGTCGGTTCAACTTCAGAATTACAGAAATTTCTAAAGAAATCAAAACAGGATGACTCTAAATAAAAACGAAGGATATCTTGGAAATCCCCTAATTAAAAGAGCGGGAATAGATGTTCAATATGATAAGAAACAGTTAGATGAATACATGAAGTGTTCTAATGACCCTTGTCATTTTATTGAGAACTATACACAAATCATATCACTAGATGAGGGTATGGTACCTTTTAAACTTCGTGGGTACCAAGACAAACTCATAAAACACTATGATGAATCTCGTTTTAGTGTAGTTCTTGCATCACGTCAGAGTGGTAAATCAATTACATCTTGTGCATATCTATTATGGTTTTTACTATTTCACCCTGAAGTGACTGTTGCTATACTTGCGAACAAAGGTGCAATTGCAAGGGAAATGATTGCACGTCTCGTCACTATGTTAGAGTCTGTACCATTCTTTTTACAGCCAGGTGTAAAGATTCTCAACAAAGGTTCGATAGAGTTTGCAAATGATAGTAAAGTGGTTGCAGCCGCAACTTCTTCAAGTTCGATTCGTGGTATGTCAATCAACTTACTATATCTTGATGAGTTCGCATTCGTAGATGATGCAGAAACATTCTATACTGCAACATATCCCGTGGTCACATCAGGTAAAGATTCTAAGGTGATTATCACATCTACTGCAAACGGTGTGGGTAATATGTTTCATAAGATATATGAATCTGCAATACACAAACAATCTGAATATAAGTCATTCACAATCAACTGGTATGATGTGCCAGGCAGAGATGAAGAATGGAAGAAAGAAACCATTGCAAACACTTCAGAAGCACAATTTGAACAAGAGTATGGAAACTCTTTCCTAGGAACTGGTTCTACACTTATCAATAGTAATACACTATTAGGTATGAGAGCAGTAGAATCTGATTGGGTAAAGGATGGTATTAGTCTATATAAGAGACCAGTAGAAAATCATACTTACATATGTACTGTTGACGTATCACAAGGTAAAGGACTGGACTATTCTACATTTACAGTTTTTGATGTGACGAATCAACCCTTTGAACAAGTGTTAGTGTATAGAGATAACACTACCTCACCTATGTTGTTGGCAGACATAATTAATAAATATGTAAGACCATATAATGAAGCACTAGTAATTATTGAGAATAATGCAGAAGGTGCTATGGTCGCACAACAGTTGCACTATGATATAGAATACCCTAGTGTCTTTACACAAGGACAAACAAAGGCAGAAGATATTGGTGTGACTATGAACAAACGAATAAAAAGAGTAGGTTGTTCAACATTAAAAGAAATTACGGAAGAAAATAGATTAACGATTGTAGACCGTGCAACCATTACTGAAATGATGACCTTTGTAATAAAAGGTAATTCATATGAAGCAGATAGAGGTTATAATGATGATTTAGTGATGAATTGTGTATTATTTTCATGGTTTATTACCACCGATTATTTTGTCCATCTAACTGATAAGAAAGTAAAAGACTTATTATATTCAGAACAACAGAAGTTGATTGAAGATGATATTCTTCCTGCAGGGGTTTTTGGGTCTCAACAACAAGGAGAACAAGAAACTTTTGTGGATTCTAAAGGGGATAGGTGGTTTACAGTTGTTTAAAAATATATTCGTTAGAGTTATTAAAGTTATAAATATATCAAGTAAAACAAACTTTTTACATTAACAGGAGTAAAAGTATGGCATTTCAAGTATCACCAGGCGTACAGGTCAAAGAAGTAGACCTTACAAATGTTGTTCCAGCCGTTTCATCTACTACAGGTGCATTCGCTGGTTCATTTCAATGGGGCCCTGTTGATGAAGTAATAACAGTTTCAGATTCAAAAGGATTGAATAGTGTGTTCGGTAATCCTGCAAATACAGATGCAGGTTCAGAAGATTACTATACTGCAGAATCTTTCTTAAAATATGGTTCTTCATTGAGAGTGGTCAGAATAAATTCAACAGGATTGTATTCCGCTAACGCACTTGGTTCATCTACAACATTATTGAAAAATAATGAACAGTATATAGAGACCTATAGAAATGGTTCACAAGCAGCTACAGTCGGTACATGGGTATCAAAATATGGTGGTGGATTAGGTAATTCACTAAGAGTGGAACTTTGTGGTTCTTCAAACGCATATTACAATGACGTTGTCACTGCAACTAATAGTGTTGACGGTGATGCAAACCCAGTAAACCTTGCAGTAGGAACAACTACAATTCCAGTTGACGCCTCTAACGTATTCCAAGTTGGAGACATAATTAAATTCGCAGGACATAGTCAACAATATAAAGTTTTATCTTTACCTAATGGTACGAGTATTACTATAGAAACTATAGGAACACCTACAAAAACAGGTTTAGTACAAGTAGTTGGTGACGGTGTAAATATCGATAGATATTGGAAACACTACGCTTTATTCGATAAAGCGCCAGGGTCATCTGCAAACGCAGTCAAAGTTGGTGCATCAAATGATGAAGCACACATTGTCGTTGTTGACGAAGATGGTGCAATCTCAGGTGTGCCAGGTGAAGTATTAGAAACATATGGTTTCGTTTCACTTGCATCAGACGCTAAAGATGAACAAGGACGTTCAAACTACTACAGAGACGTAATTCAAAGAGGTTCAAACTATGTGTATTGGAGTGGACACTCAACATCTACTCACGCATCTGCAACAGAATCAAGAACACTTGCAACAGTAGCGGGTGGAACTGCATTCGGTTTACCTAACTTACCTTTAACATCATCATTAACTGGTGGTGCAAACGGAAGAGTAGGAACTGCAGGTCAAATTACAGATGCATATAACACACACTTCGGAGATGCAGAAACAGTAGACGTTTCATTAATCATCATGGGTTCTGCAAGAACTGATAATGGTAGTGGAACAGAACAAGATATAGTCGCAGACCACAATACAGTATTAAATGAGTTAATATTACTTTGTGAAAACAGAAAAGACTGTATGGTTGTTGCATCACCTAGAAAATCATCAATAGTAAACGTTTCATTAGAATCTACACAAGTTTCTAACATTTTAACAGATTACACATCAGTGACATCATCATCATACGCAGTATTAGACTCAGGTTGGGTATATCAATACGATAGATTCAACGACAAGTATTGTTGGGTGCCAGGAAATGGACACACTGCAGGTATAATGGCGAGGTCAGACTTATTGAGTGATGCATGGTTCTCACCTGCTGGTTTCACAAGAGGTCAGTATTTAGGAATCACTAAACTTGCATTTAATCCTAAGAAGTCTTCAAGAGACGACTTATACCGTGCAAGAATCAACCCAATAGTGACATTTGCAGGTCAAGGAACAGTATTGTTCGGAGATAAAACTGCATTATCAAGTCCTTCTGCATTCGATAGAGTGAATGTAAGAAGATTATTCATCGTATTAGAGAAAGCAATCTCAACTGCCGCTAAGTCTCAATTATTTGAGTTCAATGATGCATTTACACGTGCTCAATTTAGAAGTGCAGTAGAACCTTTCCTAAGAGATGTGAAGAACAGAAGAGGTTTAGTAGACTTCTCAGTAGTTTGTGATGAAACAAACAACACTGATTCAGTCATAGATAGAAACGAGTTTGTATGTTCAATCTTTGTGAAACCTGCTAAATCTATTAACTTTATAACATTAAACTTTGTTGCCGCTAGAAGTGGTGTAGAGTTTGAAGAAATTTATAGTGCAGTATAACAGGAGTATATAAATGGCAACAATAGACCAATTTAAAGCACAATTGATAGGTGGTGGCCCACGTGCAAATAGATACAGAGTCTTTATACCTAGAAGTGGTGAAAAGATAGAGTTTCTATGTACTGCTGCTCAGATTCCTGCAGCTAATGTAAACGTTATTTCTGTACCTTTCAGAGGTCAAAATTTAAAACTCGCAGGAGATAGAACTTTTGACGACTGGACTATTACAGTAATAAACGATATAGAGTTTTCTTCTAGAACTGCATTAGAAGCATGGCAAGAGGATATCGCATCATTAACAACAACTGATGCAGCTCTTAACACTGATTATCTATTATCACGTGCATTTGTAGAACAATTGCACAAAGATGATTCTGTTCTTGCGAGATATGAGTTCTTTAATATATTCCCTAACGTAATTGGAAATATTGCATTATCAAGTGATGAAGCTGCTGCTTTAGAAACATTTGATGTGACTTTCTCATACTCTCACTGGGATAGAGTTAAGTAATTAGTTGTGAATACTACCACAAATTGGTGGTATAAATATTAGTATGGAATTATTTGGGTTTGAAATCACTCGTAAAAAAGACGAGTTAAGAAATACGGAGGCACCGAATGCAAAGTCATTCGTGCCACCAGTTGATGATGACGGTACTCCCGTTATTCAACAACAAGCTGGATATATCGCAGGAGGTGCCTATGGTGCCTTTGTTGATATGGAAGGTGGTATTAAGAATGAGGCAGAACTCATTCGTAGATACCGTGAAACATCTTTAGTGCCAGAGTGTGACTCTGCAATCGAAGATATTGTTAATGAGTGTATCACATCTGATGTTTCAGATAAGATTGTGACACTCGACCTCAGAGATGTTAAACTCTCTGATAGTATCAAAAACAAGATACAAGACGAGTTTAATCTAATCTTATCAATGATGAAGTTCAATCAGAACTCTCACGAAATATTCAGAAAATGGTACGTAGATGGAAGGATATACTTCCATAAGGTCGTTGACTCAAAAAGACCTAAATTAGGTATTGTTGATTTAAGAAATATCGACCCATTAAAGATTAAAAAAGTTAGAAACGTAGAAAAAGAAAAAGACCCTAGAACAAAGATAGAAAGAATTAAGAAGGTCGAAGAGTTCTACATGTTCAACGATAGAGGATTTGATAAATCTTCTGCATCGGAAGGAACAACAGTTAAGATTGCACCTGAAGCAGTATCATATACAACTTCAGGTCTACTAGATTACACAAAGAATGTTGTAATCGGTTATTTGCATAAAGCATTGAAGACTGCAAACCAGTTATCAATGATGGAGGATGCACTTGTAATCTATAGGATTTCACGTGCTCCTGAAAGAAGGATATTCTACATTGACGTAGGAAACCTTCCAAAAGCAAAAGCAGAACAGTATCTTGCAGACGTTATGAACAAGTATAGAAATAAACTTGTTTACAATGCAGATACAGGTGAAATCAAAGATGATAGAAAACATATGAGTATGTTGGAAGATTTTTGGTTGCCTAGAAGAGAAGGTGGTAGAGGAACAGAGATTACTACCCTGCCTGGTGGACAAAACCTTGCAGATATAGACGATATCGAATACTTCAAGAAGAAGTTATATCAATCTCTAAATGTCCCTGCAACTAGAATGGAAGCAGACAATGGTTTTAACATGGGTCGTGCATCCGAAATTAATAGAGATGAACTTAAATTTAATAAGTTCACAAACAGACTTCAGAAGAAGTTTGCAAGAGTTTTCATAGACATTCTTAGAACTCAATTAGTTCTTAAAGAAATTGTCACTGCAGAAGAGTATGATAAAATCAAAGAATTCATGCTGTTTAATTATGCAACCGACAACCACTTTACAGAGTTGAAGGATGCAGAGATACTAAGAGAGAGAATAGATACTCTCGGACAAGTATCAGAGTATGTTGGTAGATATTACTCAAAAGATTGGGTTAGAAAATATGTTCTACATCAATCTGAAGAAGATATCAAAATAATCAACAAACAAATTGAAGATGAAAAAGGTGACGCTGAAGAAAGTGAAGACGATTTTGGGAGATTTTAATAAATGAGTAGTGAAATAGCAAAACAAATAGTAGACCAAATAGAACAAGGTCAATTGAATGATGCAAAAGATAGTATATCTCAAGGTATCAAACAGAAAGCTGCAGAAGTGGTAGACATGAAAAGAGTCGAAATGCAGGTTGATTGGGTCAATAACGAACCAAACGAACCAACAGGTGAGTAATGAAAAGTTTCTCTTCTGTTTTAAATGAACTAAATGAATCAAGGAAAGATATTCCTACAGGTTCATTTGAAGTAAAAAGAAAGTTCATTGAAATAGGAGAACAAAGATTTAACGTAGTATACACCTTAAAAAATGGTGAATACAACATCAACATCGATGGGAATAAGTTAAATGAATCCTTTAAGAGTTTAAAGGATGCAGAACAAGAGTTTAATAATATCCGTTATGTAATGAAAGATTTGATTGAAAAGGATACAAATATAGAGGAAATTATCAATGAAATTAATATCAGAGTTTAACGATTACGAAGTTGCACCAGTGATAGTAGAGGCAAACGAAAAGGGTGAAAAAGAATACTTCATCGAAGGTATCTTTATGCAATCTGAAATTAAAAACAGAAACGGTAGAGTGTATCCTAAAGAAGTAATGCAAAAAGAAGTCAACAGATATAGAAAAGAATTTGTTGAAAAGAAACGTGCATTTGGAGAGTTGGGACACCCTGAAGGGCCGACTATCAATTTAGATAAAGTTTCGCACTTAATCACGACATTAGAAGAAGATGGAAACAATTACATAGGACGTGCAAAGATTTTAAGTACACCAAATGGTCAAATTGTTAGAAATTTGATTGATGACGGTGCAAAATTGGGTGTATCATCTAGAGGTCTAGGTTCACTAGAAGAAAAAGGTGGTGCTCAATACGTGAAAGGCGATTTTCAACTTGCAACTGCAGGTGATATCGTTGCAGACCCGTCTGCACCTGAAGCTTTCGTAGAAGGAATCATGGAAGGTGTTGAATGGGTTATGGAAAATGGTATATTAAAGGCAGTTCAAGTGGAACAAATGCAGAAAGAATTACGTTCTGCAAGGTCTTCACAACTGGAAGAAACGAAATTAAACCTTTGGAAAAAGTTCGTTGAGAACATATAATATATAAATAAATAAGTAGTTCAATTAGAAACTAATTAGAAACTAAACAGGAGAAAAAAATGGCAGAGTTAGAAAATAACCTAGAAACTATCGAGGAGAAAGCTGTAAAGCAACCTCACGATGGTGCTGAAAAAGGTGATTCAAAACCAGTCAAACAAGGTTCATCTGATGCTGAGTCAATAGATTCAGGAAAAGTTGAAGTCGTTAAACCTGAAGAAAATCCTGTTGACAAAGCTGTTGCATCAGTCAAGTCTGCTGAAAATGTAAAACCTGTTTCAGGTGATGCACAACAAAAAAACGCAGATAAAGCTGACCCACAACCAAAATTGAAAAAAGTTTCAGAAGATGAAGCAGAGTCTAAGAAAGACGAAGTAAAATCTTCAAAAATGGAATCAATCAAAGCTATCGTCAACAACATGAAGGAAATGACTAAGGAAGAAATCTCATCAGTATTGGGAACAATTTCTGAAGAAGAGGTTGACGAGAGTTTGACAAAAGCAGAAATCGCTAGAAAAGTAGTTGAGTCTTTAAAATCAATGGACGAAGAAGCAGTTGCTGAAGTTTATGGAAAGATGAAGAAGAAAGAAGAAGAAGTTGAAACAACTGAAGAGGTTGAAGTAGATGAAGAAACTTCTGCAGAATTAGAGTCTTCTTTAGTTGAAATCGAAATAGATGACGACCTATCTAAAATTTCAGAATCTTTAGAACTTTCAGAAGAAAATGCTGAAAAAGCAAAGACTATTTTTAAAGCAGCTGTGACATCAAAAGTTGCAGAAATCAAAGAACAACTTGAGTCTCAGTACTCAGAAGAATTAAAAACCTCAATGGAGAAAGTTAAAGGTGACCTATCGGAAGCAGTTGACAAGTATCTAACATATTGTGCAGAAGAGTGGTCGAAAGAAAACGAACTCGCAATCGAAAGAGGTTTAAGGTCGGAAATGACTGAAAACTTTATCGAAGGGTTAAAAACATTATTCGTAGAACACTACGTTGATGTTCCTGAAGACAAGTATAATGTCATAGACGAACTTGCAAATCGTCTCGATGAGATGGAACAAAAACTTGACGGTGAAGTGTCCAAGAATATGGAAATCACTGAAGAGTTGGAAACTCTCAAAAGAGTCAACATTGTGAAATCAGCAGGTGAAGACCTAACTGAATCACAAAGAGAGAAACTAGAGTCACTAGCAGAAGGAGTAGACTTCAAAGACGCTGAAGACTTCGCAGAGAAGATTTCAGAAGTTAAGAATGCATACTTCCCTGTAGACGGTGAAACTCTAGAGGAAGATACTGTTGTTGAAGAAGGTACAGGGGTTATTTCTGAGGAATCAGGAGAACCAGTACTTGCACCTGAAATCGCAACATATGCTAACGCATTATCAAAACTAAAACCATTAGGTTAATTTAAAGGAAAAAAAAATGTTTTTATCAGAAAACTTACAGGAAAAGTGGAGTCCAATTCTAGAACATTCCGATTTACCAAAAATCGAGGATAACTACAAAAGGGCTGTCACAGCAGTAATCCTAGAAAACCAAGAAAGAGCTCTTAAAGAAGATAGAGCTACTCTTGAAGAAGCTGCACCTTTAAATGCTACTGGAAGTGCGATATCTAACTGGGACCCGATTTTAATCAGTCTCGTTAGACGTGCAATGCCAAATCTCGTTGCTTACGACATTTGTGGTGTTCAACCTATGACTGGCCCAACAGGACTTATATTCGCCATGAAATCAAGATATCATGACGATGTAGATGCTGCTAGGACTGCAGAATCAGAAGCTTTATTCAATGAAGCTAGAACTGATTACTCTGCAAGTGCTCAGACAACATCTACTTCTGTAGGTTCAGACCATTCAGGTGACCCATTTAACGGTTCATACGCATCTCAAACATCAACTGGTATGTCTACTGCATCTGCAGAGTCACTAGGTGATGGTGCTGGAAATCATTTCGCAGAAATGTCTTTCACAATTGAGAAAGCTACCGTGACAGCAGTTTCAAGAGCATTAAAAGCAGAATATACATTAGAACTTGCACAAGACCTTAAAGCAATTCACGGTCTTGACGCTGAGTCAGAACTTGCAAACATTCTATCATCAGAAATCCTTGCTGAAATCAACAGGGAAGTAATCAGAGGTGTTAACAACCAAGCTAAAACAGGTGCAGCTGCAACAGCAGTCGCAGGTACATTTAACTTAGACGTTGACGCTAACGGTAGATGGTCTGTTGAAAAGTTCAAAGGATTGTTATTCCAAATCGAAAGAGAATCAAACACAATCGCTAAAGAAACAAGAAGAGGAAAAGGAAACTTTATTCTTTGTTCTTCAGACGTTGCTTCTGCATTGTCAATGGCTGGTGTATTAGATTACACACCTGCTCTTTCAACAAACTTAAACGTTGATGACACTGGTAATACTTTTGCTGGTTTATTAAACGGAAGAGTTAAGGTATACATCGACCCTTATGCATCATCAGACTATATGACTGTTGGTTATAGAGGTTCAAATCCTTATGACGCTGGTTTATTCTATTGCCCATACGTTCCATTACAAATGGTTCGTGCAGTTGGTGAGAATACTT